ATAAAGGTGCTGTTAATACTGGTAGAACTACTATGCGATATACTGGTGATAAAATGTTAGGCGTTGCTACGATGCATAAATCTAATCTTGTTCCTATTTTTAGTGATGATAATGCGGTCGAAGTATCGCAAATGAGACGCTAAATGAATACGCTGGTATATAATGCAATTCGTACCCCTGACGGTACTGTACTTGAATCTAGGCACAGACATGACTATAATGTCTATCAGGATAAAAATGGTAAAGAGTATATGGTAGACGGTGGTCTAGATTATATCAGACGTAACACTCATGATGACGCTCCGTATGAAGAACTGAGTATATACCTTGAAGACGGTCACGACAAAGTACGTGAAGTTATGAAATGGGGTACATATGGTAAAGACGGTAATGAAAAGCTTACATATATTTTACTAAAAGATATGAACAGTGCACATATAGGTGCATGTCTCGAAAATGTACCAAGAATGCACCCTGCATATAAAAAATCTTTTGAAGAAGAATTGAAACTAAGGAGTATATAATGAGTCTGCCTTCCGACCCCGCCGCCCGTAAAGCTATTAAGAAGTGTATGGATGAGCTTTCAGCGTCCATGGCACGTACTGAAGGTGAGCGTGAATTTATTAAAGAAGCTATTAATAATATCTGCGATGAATATGAAATGAGTAAAAAAACGTTTCGTAAACTTGCTAAGGTTTATCATAAGCAAAACTTCTCTAAAGAAGTTGCTGAAAACGAAGAATTTGAAACTATGTATGAGCAGCTAACTGGTGAAACCAGTCTAGGTGATATTAAATAAATGCATACAGTTTATAATTTAGAAATGCAGGTTCGCGATAAAATGAACCGTATTAAAAAGACATCCCATGTAGGTGTATATAGTACGTTAGAAGAAATAGAACTTGCTAAAAATAAAGTATTAGCAGATAATCCTAATGTAACTTTTGAGGTGTATCCTTGTGAACATATTTTATTTGAGCAACAACCCGACTGAATGCGCTCGACAACATGTTGATAAGCATGTTGTTAAAATGATTCTAGAGTACGGTCAGCTAATGTCTACTGCTCACCGAGTACTGGACGGGCAACCTTATTACGGTAAGACTAAAAACAATCGTAATATTCAAAGGTGGTTGCTACCGGATTCTAGAGAAGAAGTAGTATGGAAAGCATCTCATTTTAACCATCCTTCTGGTATATGGGTGAGACAGTCTTCTGATCATTACAAATGGTTGTTTAACCTATGGCTTGAGATGTTATCTGAGTATACTTACCGTTACAGTAAAAAGCATGCTGCAGAAAGAATGAAAGATGTCTTTAGTCAATTGCCTAAAAATATCCCGTATAAAGGTTGGTTATCTGATCCAACCCCAGCTATGCCAGATGAGTATAAAGCATCTAATGCTATTCAAAGTTATCGTAACTATTATGTTGGTGATAAAAAATCTTTTGCATCGTGGAAAAACCGGGATACGCCATCCTGGTTTATATAAATAAAAATATGCCAACATATACATTTCGAAATAAAGATACTGAAGAAGTTTATGATAAGATTATGTCATGGAATTCTCGTGAGGAATATCTAAAAGAAAATCCTAATCTTGAGACTATCCTTGGTGCCCCTGCCATGGGTGATGCTGTTAGATTAGGAATTAGAAAACCAGATCAAGGGTTTAATGAAGTTTTATCTAAAATTCATGCCGCAAATTATAAAAGTAACTTGGCGGATAAACTATCCAGAAAATGATTCTGGGTATCTTCGTTATATAAACTAGTGTAAGGATTACAGGTAATACTGTAGTCCTTTTTTTTATTTCTAAAGGGGAAACATGTCTACAAAAAGAGCTGCCAAACTTGCAATCGTTCACGACACTGAGCAACCAAGAGCAACAAGTTCAAAAGCCCAACAAACAAATACGCTTAGATTAAAAATTGATCACCTTAAAACATTTACACCACTAACTAATAATCAAAAACTATTTTACGATGCATACAAAAGAGGCGATTACTTTATGGCACTCCATGGAGTTGCCGGAACAGGTAAAACGTTTATTGCAGTATACAAAGCGCTAGAGGAAGTATTAGATAGAAATAACCCATTCAATAAAATTATCATCGTAAGGTCAGCAGTACAGTCTAGAGAGATGGGTCATTTACCTGGTGATATTGATGAAAAGTTAGATATATATCAACAGCCCTATCGCCAAATTTGTCATACATTATTCGATCGTAAAGATGCATACGATAGGTTAGCTGAGCAAGGTCATATTGAGTTTATTTCAACATCTTTCATTCGCGGTATGTCCTTTGATGATGCTATTATTATAGTTGATGAGATGCAAAATATGACGTTTGAAGAAATCGATACCGTTATGACACGCGTTGGTTATAGATCAAAAATTATTTGGTGCGGAGACTATAGACAAACAGACCTGAATAAGAAGAAGAACGACGTAAGTGGTATATTGAAGTTTTTCGATATTGCATACCACATGGCAGCCTTTACAAAAATAGAATTCGAAGCCGATGATATTGTAAGAAGCTCTTTAGTAAAAGACTATATATTGGCTAAGATTAGATACGAAGATTTGGAGACATAAATGAGTTTTGATTTTGACTTTACAGTCGAGCAAGTAAGAGAACTACTACCACGCGCATTAGGGGGACCTGATGACTGGTATGAAAGTATGTGCGAGGCTCTACCCCAGTACGGTATTACTTCTGTAGAAAGAGTATCTGCATTCATTGCCCAGTGTGCGCATGAGTCGGGTGGCTTTTCTACTCTAGAAGAGAACCTTAACTACAAAGCAGCTACATTGACAAGAATATGGCCCCAGCGATACCCTGCAGGAGTTGCAGAGCAGTTTGCAGGTAAACCACAAGCTATTGCTAACAAGTCTTACGGTGGAAGGATGGGTAATGGACCTGAGGCTTCTGGTGATGGTTGGAAGTTTAGAGGCCGTGGACTACTTCAATTGACCGGTAAGGATAACTACCGTAATTGTTCTAAGTTTATGTTTCAAGATGAAACGTTACTTGAGAATCCCGATATTCTTTTAGATGCATATTACGCCATTCACTCTGCATGTTGGTTCTGGCATAAGAACAATCTTAACCAGTATGCCGATTCTAACGATTTTGTTACGATGACTAAAAAGATTAACGGTGGTACAATTGGATTAGAGGACCGTAAGAAACATTACGCTCATGCAGTTGAAGTTCTATCAGGAAACCATTAAAATAACATATGTTTAATCATGTAAAGCTTGACCGTGAAGTCCCCAAACTACAACAACTAAACGAAAACGGTACCCGATATTACGTTACACCGGAAGGTAATAAGTATCCTTCCATCACTACAGTGCTTGCCGCTTACAACATAGGTTATATTATGGAGTGGCGCAAGCGTGTCGGGGAAGAGGTAGCTAATAAAATATCACAAACGGCTTCCGGTCGCGGTACAAGAATTCATACCTTGTGTGAGCAATATATTGATAACAAGGTACCTTCATTTAAGAGTCCTTTAGATCAGGAGCTGTTTAATAAATTTAAACCTACACTTCATCGTATTAACAACGTATATGCTCAAGAGCTACGAATGTACTCCGATCATCTGCGTATTGCTGGTACAGTGGATTGTGTAGCTGAATTTGATGGAGTTCTATCAGTTATTGACTTTAAAACAGCAAAGCGCCTTAAAAATAAAGAAGATATCGAGAATTATTTCATGCAATGCTCTGCCTATGCTATTATGTTTGAAGAACAGTTTAAGATACCTGTTGCTCAAACCGTTGTTGCAATTGCTGTAGATGACGAAGAGCCTCAGGTGTTTGTTGAGCGAAGAAACACTCATGTAAAGAGACTGATGTACTTTCGGGACCTTTACGAAAAGAAGAGTGGATTAGTAGTGGCTTCTGCTGTATAATCCATAGGTGGGCGGTTGAGAATTAGGTCGCCTAAATAATAAACGATCGTATGAAGTTAATCGAAAGTAGTTCTGGACAGGGGTGCAAATCCCCTCAGGTCCACCATAAGGTCTTAGAGCCAATACCACCAACGACATGTTGTGGTAGAGGATGTGAACATTG